TATTTACACTACTAATCTAGATGATTTTAAGGCAGATGTTTCTTCTGTTGCTACTACTTCACAGTTACAGGGTGTTTCCGGCGTTCTTGCTACTACGTCTCAACTTGTTGGGGTTTCGGGCAAGTTGGTATCTGATATAGACGCTGTTCCAACCGTTGCCGAGACTTACGCAGAATTTATTAGCGGTTCTAATGAGGACGCATTCAAAGCCGATGTATCGGCCCTAGCTACCACTTCTCAACTTGTTGGCGTTTCGGGGAAAATTGTAGCAGACGTTGCGGCTGTTCCTACGGCTGCCGAAACCTATTCAGAATTTACGTCTGGATCAAATGAGAATGCGTTTAAAGCTGATGTTTCGTCATTAGCGACAACATCTCAATTACAAGGTGTTTCTGGCGTGGTGGCTACCACTTCACAACTAGTTGGGGTTTCTGGAAAGTTGGTGTCAGATATAGACGCCGTTCCAACGGCAGCAGAAACTTATGCGGAGTTCATTTCGGGAAGTAACGAAGACGCATTTAAAGCTGACGTTTCAGCACTGGCAACCACTTCCCAACTACAGGGGGTTTCTGGAGTAATAACTGCCACTAGAACCGAGCTAGGAGATGCCGCAACTTTGAGCGAATTGCAGGGAGTGTCTGGAGTTATGGCTAAAGCGGCTGATGTGGCAACTACCTCTCAGTTGGTTGGCGTTTCAGGCAAATTGGTTGCAGATATAGACGCAGTTCCGACTGCTGCCGAAACATACGCTGAGTTTATTTCTGGTTCAAATGAAGACGCATTTAAGGCAGACGTTTCTGCTCTTGCGACGACATCTCAACTTGTTGGGGTTTCGGGAGTTGTAAGAGATGATATTTTAAGCATAAGCGGTGTTTCGGGGGGCGGCGATTCGGCTGCTACTATTTACACCTACTTTACAGATGGCACTCGTGAAGACGCATTCAAGGCAGATGTGTCCGCTGTTTCTACTACTTCTCAGCTTCAAGGTGTTTCGGGCGTTGTGGCTACAACGTCACAGTTGGTTGGCGTTTCTGGCAAGCTGGTAACAGATATTGCTGCCGTTCCCACGGCTTCCGAGACTTACGCAGAGTTTATATCTGGAAGCAATGAAGATGCCTTTAAGGCCGATGTGTCGGCTGTAGCTACCACCTCCCAATTGCAGGGGGTTTCTGGCGTCATGGCAACATCTTCAGAGCTTGTTGGCGTTTCGGGCGTAATTAGAGATGACATTATAAGTATAAGCGGTGTTTCGGGTGGTGGCGATTCTGCTTCTACGATTTATACCTACTTTACTGCTAGCGACCGTGAAGATGTCTTTAAAGCCGATGTTTCTGCTATCGCTACTACATCCCAACTTCAGGGAGTTTCGGGTGTAATGGCAACCACGTCTCAACTGGTTGGCGTTTCGGGAGTTTTAAAAACTGATATTGATGCTGTTCCAACGGCGGCTGAGACTTATGCAGAGTTCGTTTCGGGGACCAACGAAAACGCATTTAAAGCAGACGTTTCTTCTTTGGCTACCACTTCTCAGTTGCAGGGCGTATCAGGAGTGATGGCTAAGACTTCTGAGCTTTCTACTCTTGCAACTTCTTCAGAGTTAATTGGAGTATCTGGCGTCATTAGGGACGATATTATTAGCATTAGCGGTGTGACCGGCGGTGGAGATTCAGCCGCTACAATTTATACCTATTTTACTGATGGAAGCCGTGCTGATGCATTCAAAGCTAATGTTTCTGCCATAGCTACCACCTCTCAACTTGTGGGAGTTTCTGGTGTTGTGAGAGCGGATATTGCCGCTCTTAATGACCCCACTGTTAGTGCTATCGTTAACGGAGTTTGGAACGCATCGCAGTCTTCGCACACCTCCGCTGGAACGTTTGGAAAATATTTAGATGTTGAAGTGTCTAGTGTAGGAGGCGGGAGTTTAACTTCTTCTGGAATTTATGAATACTTCACTTCTGGTGTAAGACCCGATCAGTTTAAAGCTGGCGTTTCCGGTTTGGCTACATCTTCTGAGCTAATTGGCGTATCTGGCGTATTGGCTACATCTTCTGAGCTTATTGGAGTTTCTGGCGTTGTTGATTCTGTAAAAACAAAAACTGATCAACTTACATTTACTAATAGCAACAAGGTTGATTCAACTACAAGGGCCATGGACACAGATGTAATTACTGCTGACGTAATTGCCACCAATGCCATCGGTGCCGTAGAAGTCGCTACTGATGCGATTGATGAACTTGCATCTGCCGTTTGGGATAAAACAACTAGCGGTCACTCTACTACCGGAACTTTCGGTAAGAATTTAGATGCTCGTGTTAGTGAAAACACTCCAGCGAAAACCTATACATACTTTACTTCTGGCGATAATGAAGACGCATTTAAGAGTACCTTTAATATAACTGCCACAGGAATTGTGGCCGAACTTAATTCAACAAACTATGATGGTGTTACTTTCGAAAATGCTATGAAAAAACTCCTGTCGATGTCTACAGGTAAAATAGTAGAAAGTTCTGCTGGGGTATTTGATTTTTACGCACAGGATAATGCAACAATATTATTTACGTTAACTAAATCTGGTAGTCAACGAACAAGGAGCTAGCTTGAATATTACAGATCTAGGTTCGATATCGACCTTTGGATGGTTTACAGGGACCGTCCCTTCTGGGTCTTCGTACCTTGAATCTGTTTCAACCTTCGGCTGGGACTACGAAGTAGCTACTGTAATAGTGGCAGACACGCTTGATTTTGGGCTGTCTATTAATCGTAGTGCTGAATTTAGCCTTCCTTTGAACCGAAGTGCTGAATTTAATTGTCCAGTTAATAGAAATGCCGAATTTAGTTTACCAATTAATAAAAACGCTGATTTTGAATTACAAATAAATAAACAAATAGATATCACAACACAAAGATAAAGGTTTTTAATTATGGCCTGCACAGAAAAAGAAGCCCACTATAACGATGTCGGAACTGTGTTTTTAGTTACTGTTCAAGATTGTGTTTCGGGAACTGCTGCCGCTTTAGATGTTTCAAGTGCTACAAGTTTACAACTTGTTTTTAGTGCTCCTGATGGCACAAGCTCTACTAAAACAGCTACTCTTAACACAGACGGGACAGACGGAAAAATAAAATACACAACAGTGGATGGAGACTTAGATCAGGTAGGGACTTGGAGGCTTCAAGCTAGGGTGGTGTTTGGCGTAACTGGCGACTGGAGATCTGATATTTCAACTTTCAAAGTTCTTGAAAATTTATAAAGGGTTTAAAATATGTCTTGGCAAGTAGACTTAGTATTAATGCTTAGATCTCTAATTGGGGATTTAGACAGCACAAAATATACTGATGAAAGACTGAAGCAAGTTTTAACGATTGGTGCATATAATGTTAACAATGCTGCGGATTTTTCTGCAACATATACCATAAATGTAGGAAACGTTTCTATCAGTCCTGATCCCGTAGACACGGGTGATACGGATTTTACGGTTCTTACTCTGTACAAAAGTGGATGTATACTTCTGGGTAGTGAGTTTAAAACAGAATCTTCAAACGCTATTTCAATTAAAGATGGCCCATCGGCTATTGATTTAAGAGGCGTACCGGGAAGTCTTAACGTAATGTATAAAGATTTGTGTGCAAAGTATGAAGACCTTTTGAACACATATCGATATGAAAAAGGAAGCGGAAGTGGGACGCCGGTTGGTACAGCAGTCCTGAGTCCGTATAGCCCGGCTAGCTGGGGAGTCGCACGAAACGATAACGGTAATTTTAGATATTTTTAATAAGGAAGCATAATGGCTACACAATCCAGAGATACTCTAAAAACATATTTTCAAACCGGAGATAGGCCGAATCAAACTCAGTTTTACAGTCTAATTGATAGCACTCGTTCCGCAGTTAGAAACGTTAATCACCAAACTAACGGTAGATGGGAAGCTTTAAATATAACTAAAATACTTAGTAAGCCGTCTTGGATTACTAGCCAGAGCGATGATGGGCCGTTCTTTCCGAGTTTGTTGAACACTTCGCCTTTATCCTCTCCATCTGCTTCTTGGTATTTGTATTATTCCACAGACCACAGCGGCAGTAATGGCGGTATAGGTTATGCTTGTACCGATGATCCGCTGGGAACTTGGACGGATAAAGGTAAGCTTTTTGATGATACCTTGGCGAGTTTAACGGGAAACCAAGCAGAAACACCAGATGTTTTGCCCATATTTGATGACGACGGTAGTTTTTTAAGGCTTTCGATGTTGGGTCATTGTGCGAATATGACCGGAGCCAAGGGGTCACAATCTACTTGGGAATGCACATCTACCGATGGGGTCACTTGGTCAGTCAATACTGATTCCGACTTGCCCGGAGTTGGTATAGTTATTGATCCTAAAGAAACAGTAGGAAATTTTCGCCAGCTTGGAGACGGTCATTCGGGATATGCTAGACGAATAGTATATTCTGGTATGGAGCTTGCATTCCATCTAGACGGTGGAACCGCATTAGGTTATCATGGAATTTCCGCAAGAAAGTATGGATCTACAAAAAGATTTCAGCCTCTTGCTAGATATTATCCCGGTGGATTTAATGCTTACGTAGGGCAGACGGCACAGGCAACCTGTGGCCCGCTTGTTCCATTTGTTTTCAGGGGAGCTTTGTATGCCTTGGGACACATTACACCATCGACTCCGGCATCCCCCGGAACCGCCAGTGTGGCCGATGTTTACATATTTAAAGTAGACCCCTATACTTTTATGCCACATTCGCCTCAAATATTCTTACCAAAGGATAGTTTGTCCGATATGACATACGCTGTTAGATATGGTAGTGTTTTAAATATGGAAGACGATTTTATTTATGTAACATTTTATGGTTATGATAATTCAGCAAAACTGAATCAATGTATAGGAATTTGTCAAGGAGTATTACACTAATGGCTATAGATTTTCTTCAGATGATAGAAGGCAAAATGCCCTATCCGTATAAACCAATCGGGCAGCCACAGCTTGTTTTTCCAGATGCCTCTGGAACTCTTGTGCAGTGGCCTAAGTCTGATTTCTGGACGACTGATCTTAATGGGACACCAGACACTATTAATATTGAGGCTGCGGGTACTAGTGGAGATCATCCACATAGAATAAAACTAAACTCTGGAGGAAACACTAACGATATCAGAGATACCCACGGCCAAAGAACATATTGTAAAAACGTAGTATATGAAACAAGACTTACCGTCGAAGATGCAAATTTTTCTGCTGTTAGTGCGACTAATTTATTCGCATTTGACAATGAAAATATGGGATCTCTTGGAGATGCCCAAAGGGGTGTTCGTTTTACAAACTCCGACACATCTACATATATAAGATGGGAGGGTAGTGGTACTGATTCACTTAGACAAACAAACTTTACCTATGACGCCGAACACACTTGGATTACAGATCGCACTACTGGGGCAATGTTATATTTTAGAGTTTTCCCAACGGAGGGGGTGGCCGCTTTTGCCTTGAATCATCCAGACAATATTACCTGCATATCTGATGTGTCTGATTATGCTTCGGCTCCAAATGCCTCATATCCTACTACCGACTGGACGGATTGTGCTTGGAGAATCAGAGTAAAACAAACATCATCTACTGAAAAGAACTTAAAGACTACTCGCATGGTTGTAGAAAATTTTGGATAATTTCTTTAATTGTGTATATAAATACGATAATTTAAATAAATGGAGACAATATAATGTCAAATCAAAAAGTAAAAACTAGCAGAGGCTTTAATGAGGGTGGAGCTACTGTTTTTTCTACTGAGACTGGCGAATTTACAACTCTTTCAAACGCAGCTTTTACGAGAGATGCGGTTCCCGGCTCAGGATACAGATACTCGGTAGACCCGTCTTTCGGAACGATATCTGTGGGTGCCACTACTGCATCTTTAGTCGCTGCGGTTACTGACAGGCAGATTGAAGTTTTAGGCTATACAGTCTTGGCAGAAGCCTCGACGGCTATTACTTGGAAATCTGCAACAACGGCCATTTCTGGTCCGATGACATTTGATGCCAACGGCGGTGCCAGTGTCAACGGCAACGACGGTGGTGCGGTTTTCAGAACTACTGCCGGAGAAGCACTACAGATAACTAACGCTTCAGGCAACATTCAGGGGCATTTTACATATAGGATTGTTTAATGGCGATCAATATACCTAGTAGCGTTTTTGATGTGTATAATGATGCTATTTTGCTCTTTACTAGAACGGCAACATTAATATACCCAGAAAAAAAAGAGGATTGCCCTAATTGTATATTAGATACAATGGGCACGCGAAACAAACCAATTAGCATGTATCAACCGGGAGGACCATACCCCTTTGAAAGAGGTATGCCGTGCCCCTATTGTGGAGGGCAGGGCTACAAAGCGGTTGAAGCTTCTGACGAAATTACGCTTAGGATATATTGGGATAAAAAATCGTGGGTTAATGTCGGCACTCCTGTGGAAATACCAGATGGCAGTGTTCAAACCATTTCTTATATGACTGATCTGCCTAAAATAGAAATGTGTAAATATATGATACCCAAATATGATGGTATTGAGAATTATGACACCAATGCTAAATTTCAAAAGATGGGTGCATCATTTCCTCAAGGATTTAAACAAAACACTACAAAATATGTTGTGACTTTTTGGACTAGGATGAATGGTTAACATAAAAATTACAGAGTCAGATAGATCTTTTCAAAGTAAGGTTAATAAAGCTTTATCAACGGAGATCAATGCATCTTTAATGGGGATGGCGTCTAAAATTGAAAATCAAGTTAGACCCATAATTGAAGGTGCGTTGCTGGCTAGTCCAGAAATAGCTTCATTGTCCAATGGGGTATTAAAGGCTGAATTTGGTTTGACTTTTGATCCCACTTCTCAATTGGTATCTGCTATAGCTTCTTCAATTGATGTGAATGTTAATAAGCTTGACAGCAATATGAAGGGGGGCGGCGTTACTTTGACAGTACAGCCGACTGACTATAGCAATTTACTTTCTCTTTCTATTGCCGAGCAGGATATTGAGGGTGGCAGTACGATTCCTTGGCTAGACTGGCTTTTAACTTTAGGAGACTCTATTGTTATTGCAAGTTTTGGTGTTGAGTTTGGAAACCACGGCAGAACGGGCTTGGCTAGAATGGCAGAGGGGTTTGCTCCATATAAAGTTAATAGTGCCTTTTCTGGCACAAGAGATGACAACTTTATAACCAGAGCAGTTGCAAGAGTTTTGCCTGAAATCAAACAAGTTATTGTAAGGGCTATTTAAAATGGTAGGAGATCCAACAACAAAATTATTTGGTTCAGGATATATTCAAGATGCTAAATTGACTAATATTTTGCTAGATAATTTTATCAATTTTTATGACTGGGGACTTTTGGATGCTGGCCAGTTTTACAATATACAAATTCCTCAATCCGGTCTATACGGTGGAGATAGACATAAGCTCAGACTCGTAGATTCGCCCAATTATACTGCCGGTCAGATTTGGGAAGGTTATCGTCAAAACTGGGTATGGGAAAGCGGTGTAGATGGGGTTTCTCAGCAGCCTATCACGATTTCAGGCGTCTATGTTGATAACACCTTTTATGCGACGGGAAATGTTACAAAGCCATTTTATATTGATTATCCAAATGGTAGAGTTGTTTTTGATTCTGCCCAATCTACTACTAGCACGGTACACTTAGAGTATAGTCACAAATGGGTTCAAGTAGTGGCTGCCGAGGGAGTTCCTTGGTTCCAACAGTTGCAAACGGGCTCGTTTAGAAACGAAAAGGCTTTTCAGGTTTCTACTTCTGGAAATTGGCTAAAACTCGGTCAAACTCGCGTTCAGCTACCGGCCATAGCTGTTGAAATTGTGCCTGCCACGTCTACGAAACCATACGCTTTGGGCGGTGGTCAGTGGGTTAATAGTGATGTAATTTTCTATGTGATGTCCGAAAATCACTGGGAATGTACCAATTTAATAGACACTATTATTAGGCAAAATGATAGAAATTTACAATTATTTGATTCTACTGAGGTTGGACTTTCTGGGGCGGCTCCGTTTAACTATAGAAATGAGCTAAAAGGACACGCAATTCCTAGTGGATTGTACCCTCTTTTGACTTCTGGCTATCCTTATAAAAAATGTTGGATAAATAGCTCTAAAGCCAGTAATATTACCCAATTAAGCCCAGAACTATATATGGCAACAGCACGCTGTAGCACACAAGTTTTACCTAATTAATCTGTTTTTTGTGTATATACTTGTGCCCTTACCAGAGGACATATATAACAGGAGATTAAATAATGGCCAATAATCGTATCTTCTACGCTTGCCAAGCCGTAATCATCATGCAAACGGGAAATAATCCCTCTGCACATGGTGTAGTTAAGGGTTTGCAAAGCGTGGGTATGAGTTCCAACTTTACGTTGGAGCAGGTTTTCGAGACCGGACAATTGTCTATCTACGAAAACCTAGAGGATGTTGCCGACATTGAAGTAACCCTAGAAAAAGTTATTGATGGTTTTCCATTGATTTATTCTTTGGCTAGTGGTGGCATTTGTCGCACAAAGGTAACAGACGCATCTAAGCGAAGATGTGATGTTTATCTTGGTGTTTTCAGCGATGCTAATGATGAGGCGGCAGGAGCACCTACTAACAACGATTCAACCAACATCTGTTGGAATTCTGGTATGTACACATCTAGTGTATCCTACAGTTACTCTGTAGACGGTAATGCCACTGAATCTGTGACGCTTGTTGGTAATGACAGATTCTGGAACCATGATTCCAACTACACTGGCTCTGGTGCCAAGAACATGTGGGCATCTAACTTGACTAGCGTGTTTGACGGAAGTCACAGTCCGTTATCTGGTGTTGTTCGTCGTGTTGACGTTGATATGGCAGGCTCTACGCTTCCGGCTATCGTTAAGTCCCAAATGGGAACCGATGCTGTGGGTCTTGGTGGAAGTTATCATATTCAGAGTGTTAGTGTTAGTACCGACTTTGGTCAAGAGCAGATTTTGGAACTGGGTCGATTCGGTCCATATACTCGATATGCTACTTTCCCAATCGAAGTAACTTCCGAGTTTGAAGTCATGGCTACTTCTGGTGATTTGGTTAACGTTTCTGGTACTGGTACTAACCTTAGCAATAACCCAATTACAATTAAAGATACGGCAGGTACTGTTCTTACTTTAGGAACTAAGAACAAACTGACTTCAGTTTCTTACTCTGGTGGAGACACTGGTGGTGGAAATGCTACTATTACTTATTCGTTTAGTAACTTTAATGACTTACTTGTCGATGGTGGTGGTATTATTCAGAATGATTCAACTGGACTCTAAGGTAATGTATTAGTCGATAATGTATTTTCGATAGGATCACGGAAATTGGATGACATTTACTATGAAAAAGTTCTAAATAGAATTATACAAGGTCGCCTACGCATTAAGCTGGGCGATCTTGTTCTATTTATACATGAGCCAGATCCTGATTTGGTGGAAGAGTCTTTTGATATATACCACGAAACCTATGAAAAGGCATTTTTTGCAGGGGTATTCGTTGAGCAAGAAATACTAGAGATTCTCTTGGAGAATGATCTATGGAGTCCCGCTAACGACAAGGCGGCTGATGACCTAGAGAAGAAAATAGAAGATTTAAAAGTAGAAGCATTTAAAAGTCATTATGATAAAAAGAAGCTTTTAAATATAAAGAGACAGATAAGACAGGCAGAACACTCTATGGGCGATAACAGATATGCAAAAAAACAATTAGACCATGCGAGTTGCAAGGGGGCGGCATCTTTTGCTAGGCAGGCTTGGGTAGTTTCTAAAACCACAAAGATGGCAGATGGTTCCTTGTGTGATTTCACAAAAATTCCTATATCTTGTGTTTTAGAGTTGTATGGAAAAGAGACAATTGATACAGCAACCTATAGAAAAATAGCTAGAAGCGAACCTTGGAGATCGATGTGGCAAGCCTCGATAAAGCAGGGAAACATTTTTGGAAAACCGACCTGTCGTTTAGATAAAAATCAACTAGCTTTAACAAGCTTTTCTCAAATGTATGATAACGTTTATGAAAGCCCTGAATCTCCCAAGGCAGAAATTATAGATGATGATGATTGTTTAGACGGCTGGTTCATAGTGCAAAGAAGAGAAATGGAGAAGAGCAAAAAAGAAAAAGAAAAAGACAGCCTGATTTCTAATCAAAAAATAGCCAACTCTCAAGAAGTCTTTTTAATGGCCGACAACAAGGAGCACGCACAAGAAATATATGGATTAAACAGTCCAAACCAGAGAAATATAGTACGCAACAGGGAAAAGCAAATAATGGATCACGCACAGAAGACGGGAGAAAACTTACACTTCAAAGAGTTGTCTGATGTCAAGTCCGAAAGAATGCTACACGCAAATCAGGCCGCAATAGCTAAACTTAAAAACATGGGAAAATAGGGAGGAACGATGTGGAAGATTATAGTAGTTTTTTAAAACAATCATTAAACTTAAAACAAATTAGGGAGGAACGCAACAAAGAAGTTTCTAAAGAATCGCTCTTTAAGTCTTCTAAGAAGAAAGTCCAGACAACGATGATTGGTGCTCTTTCAACTATCGAAGAAAGTTTTGGATTTTTGTGGGGGTTTGAAGTTGAAGACAGTTCAAAACTTACCCCAGAGCAGCTTCATCTTAAAGGAATTTATGACGAAGCTAGGGCGAAAATATTAGATCGTGGCAACACTCAGATCAGGAATCTAGAGTTGGAATTTGCCAATTATGATATAGCACGCAAGAAAAACCTAATTAATTTACCGGTGATAAACTCACCAAAACCATCTTTAGGAGAAGAAAAGAATGACGGATAAACAAGAAAGA